GACCAGCACCAAGCCGTTCAGCTCGGGGTCGTCCGTCGCGCCGGGGCCGACGATGACGCCCGCGTTTGGCAGTGCCGCGGCGAGCGCGTCATGGATGGCGCGGATCGCGCCGGGGATGGCCGTCGCCATGGAACCGGAGATCATGCGATGCCCGGTGTGTAGAAGTTGGCGAGGATCTCCTCGACGCGCGACGGGAAGGCGTCGAAATCGTTTGAGGGGCCAGAGTCGTCGCCGCCGAGACCGGGCCGCTTCGACCCGCCGCGCTGCGTCGCCCACATGTGCTGCACCAGCAGCTTCGTCGCGAGCTTCAACTCCTCGGGCACAGTCGCATACCCGGCGACATACTGCACATTGATGTTCTGCACGCCGCGAGCGAACGGGGTCGCATACCCGGCTGCGCGGCGCGTGATGATGCCCGCGCCTAGGTCGACCGAGTAGCCCCACTGGCCCATGTCCGTCGGGGTGCCATCGAGCACCGACGCGTTCAGGGTGTAGATCATCGTCGCGCCCCACGCCTCAGTGATCTTCACGATCGACTGCACGGGCGCGTGACGGAGCACGATCTTCGGGCCGCCGCCGTCGTACCACTCGCTGAACGTGGGCGAGCCGCCGACCGGGCCGATCCGGTTCGTGATCATGTCCGACGACGCCGACAGCATCGACTGAATCGAGGTGTCAGAGTTGCCGTTCGTGATGTTCAGAAAGGCCTTGACCTCAGGAAGCGTCGCCAGATCAGCCATGGCCCCTCGTCTCTCGCGGCGGGTTCACCGCCCGCTCTCGGTCGTCCGGTTGCACCACCGTCAGGCGGCGCGGCTGCACTGCCTTCTCGCGGCTACGCAGGCGCGTCAGAAGCGCCCGTAAACGCTTGTCCATCAGCGCCCCTCGGGTTGAGGTGCGGGGCCGACCAGAGGCCGACCCCGCACCATTCACACCGTCGTCACTCGCCGGCGTCGTCGTCCTTGACGTCGACAACCTGCTCGCCCTCGACGGGCGCGGCGCCGCGAAGGTTCTCCGCGCCATCCTCACCATCGACAAGGGCACGGTTCTCGGTCGGGTGAACCCCGACAGCACGCCACAACGCGGCGCTGTGGTCAGCACGCTCGAGGCCATACTTCTCCTCGTGCGCCGGACCGGTCATCTTGCCATCGCGCTCCGGGTCGGCAGACGCGAGGTGGTGCAGCGCGCGAGCCTCCTCGGCGCTCCGGGCCAGACGACCCTCGGCCTCGATGGACTTCTCGTAGTTGTCAGCCATGCTCTGCTCCTTCTGGTGGTGTCAGGATCAGAACGTCGGGGCAGCGAGGCCCGCGCCGTTCATGGTCGAGATGGACGAGCCATACCGGTTGAGGATCGTGCCGGCGTAGCTGTAGAGCCGGAACAGCACACCGACGGTGTCGGCGTAGGGCTCACGGAAGACCTCGGCCTTGGGCTGCGACTCGAACAGCCACAGGTCATCAGCCTTGATGAGGAAGACCTCGTCCTGATTGGTGCCCGCACCGAGGTTGGTCGGCAGGTTCGGGTCGATGACGACCGGCAGGCCGAGGAACCGACCAGCGACACCCTGCACGTCCGGGCCGGGGTTGTCCGCAGCGAGCGGGTTCATCGCGACATCGGCCGGGACAACCAGCGGGCGACCCTGCGAGTCGACCTGCGACATCAGCCAGTACCAGCGACGCGGGTGCATCAGCCAGTGCGTCGGGTTCGCGTACCGGTTCGTGACGAACGACGCGAGCATGCCGTTCGCCTTGGAGTAGAACTGCGCCGGGGTCGGCGAAGCGGCGAGGGTCGCCTGGTTCGCAGCCAGAACGGAGGCGTTGGCCAGGCCGTTGATGACAGCGTTGTTGTTGGCACCCGTGCCGGCGCCGACGATGACCTGCGAGCCGATCTGCTGCGCGTAGGCCGCGGCGAGATCCTGAAGGATGACCTCGTCGAAGTTCAGCGCCGACTGGTCGAGGAGCTGCTGCGAAACGACCTGCTTGCCACCGACGGTGGTGAAGCCAGTCGAGACCGACGCGGTGGTGAGGTCCGTCTGCGACAGGGCCGTGTTCTGCGTCGACTGGATCGCGACCGTCGTGCCGGTGGCGATACGGGGGATCGAGATGCTCGAGGTGCCCGAGGGAACCTCAGACTTCTTGAACAGGTCCGCGGTGACGCGGCCGGCGCGAGCGAGCTTGATGTAGTCGTTGACGAGCCAGGTCGGGGGAGCGAACTCGCCACCGGAACCGCCCGTCGTGTTCGTGTTGCCGAGGGCGCGCTGCTCGTCAGCCATCTGCGCCGCGTGACGCTGGAGACGCTCACGAGCCTCAGTGTTGCCGTCGATCTGGGCCTTGGCGAGATCGCGGAAGTATGAGCGGACGTGGTTGCCCTTCGCGTAGACGGGGGCATCCTTGACCTGAGCGGCCCCGGTGCGGGTCTCGTCGGTGCCAGCGGCGACGTGGTGCGACGCGGCAGCAGCCTCGCGGACCTCAGCAGCCTGAAGCTCAGAGATCCGCTCGTCGAGCTTGCGCAGCTCAGCCACGCCAGCGTCGAACTCGGTGGACTCGACCTCGGTCAGCGAGCGAACCTCGCCCTTGTCGTCCTTCGCGGACGAGAGCAGCTCGAGGCTGGCCTTGAGGGCAGCCCGGCGCTCCATGAGTGCCTTAAGCACGGTGGTGCTCCTTCTATGTCTGATGAGAGTTGGGGTGTTGACCTCTCCGCAGGCATGGCAGGGCACCAAGGGCCACCCTTGCGAGGTGGGGCTGGTGGGCTGGTAGCCGGGGGTTTGGGCGGTGGTGGTTCAGCCCAGCAGGCGCAGAAGGCGCTGCCGGGTCTCGCGGGCGAGTTCCGCCGCGCGGGCCGACTCGTCAGACTCGCCCATGTCAGGCTCGTCCTCGTCGGGGTTTGGGATGCCGAGCGCGTCGGCGATCTGGTCCTGAGCGGCATCGACGATCAAGTCGACAGCCGTGAAGTAGCCGAGGGCGCGGGTCAGGACCGACACCACATCCTCAGTCGAGGCGTCACGCGCCTCCAGGGCACGCAGCGCCGACGACACCGCGTCGAGCGCCTTACCGTCGCCGCGGACACCCGCGGTCGTGCCGGGGTTCGCCGGGTACGTCACCACGGACACGTCACCGTCGTGGATGTCGAGGGTGCGCAGGGTGCGGACTGAGAGATCCTTCGACCACTCCTCGCCGTCGTCGCCCATGACGCGGAACCCGAAGGACATCTGGTTCAGGTCGCCGCGCTTCATCTTCGGCACCAGCGACGCCACATCCGGGTCGGACGGGTCGAGCTCGGCAGAGACGCGCAAGCCCCGCTCATCCTCGTCGAGACGCAGCGTGCCCGACGTCGTGCGAGCCAGCGGCAGGCCGCCGTGGTTGATGAGCAGCCGCACGTCCGGGCCGCGACCCAGCGACCGGGTGAACGCACCGGGCGCGACCGTCTCGCGATACCAGCCCATGTCGTAGGGCTGATTGAAGGTCGACGCGTACCCCGTCAGGGTCGGCGCGGAGCCGTCCTCGCGATACTCGACGGCCTGCACCGCCATCCTGCGCTCGAAGTGCTTCACGGCGTACTCCCTTGTGGTGTGGTTTGGTCCGGCGCATCGACGGCATCCATGCCCGCAGGCGGCGAACCCGGCAGCGCGGTCGGGCGACCCGACGGCGACACCGTCATCGGCACCAGACCCGCCAGCTTCTTCTCCTCGTCGGTGAACGGCGGCAGATCGCCCATGGCGCGCGCCTCGTCCGGCAGCAGTTGGTGCGACGCGATGGCGATGGCAGTAGCCTCCATGCGCGTCTTCAGGTCAGTGCGCAGCAGTTGCGTCGTGTCGAACTTCACGTGCTTCTTCCCCGGCAGCAGCGTTGAGAGCGCCGCCTCAATTCGGGACAGCCATGGCTGCACCGAGTACGTCAGGAAGTCGATCGAGCGCTGCTCCACGTTCGCGTAGGTCATGGAGTTGCCGGCCTCGCCCGCGATCATCTCGGGAGGCACACCGAAGATCCGCGCGATCGACGCCACGCCATACTTCTGCGTCGCGAGGAACTGCGACTCCTCGGGTGAGACCTGAATCGGGATATACTTCAGGCCGCCCGACAGGACACCCGGCTCGCGACCCTTGATCGCGGCCATGAAGCGCTCCTTGGTGGAGTGCGCCTGATCCTGCGTCATATCGTCGTCGGACTCGAGGATCGCCGACGGGTGAGCCCCGTCACGGAAGAACCCGAGCGCGAAGTCCTGCACGTAGCGCTCGGTCGAAATCTGCGACGCCGCGTACTGTATCGGCGAGAGGCCCACGCGCAGACCCGGCATCGGGTAGGCGCGGACGTGAAACACCTCGGGGCGCTGATACTTCACGCCGTTCACGAGGAACTCGAGCTGTCCCGCGTCGTTCAGGCCGGGATCGACCCGGTCCGGGTGCCACCACTCGATCTGCGTCGGGAAGCCCATCGAGTCGCGGGTGACGATATGCCCGTAGGCGTTGCCGCGCAGCATCATCGACATGACCATCTGATACAGCCAGTCGACGACCGTGCCATCCGCCGAGGGCTGCTTCAGCAGAGACGGGGTGTCCACCGGCACTCGCACGTCACCATTCAGCGTGAACGCCTTGGGCGCCATACCCGAGATGACATCCGACAGCAGCCGCGTGCACGCCCACACCGCCGACACCTGAAGCGCAGTCTCAGCAGACGGCGACGACATCGCCCCGCCGTACACCGACGTGCCAGGGAAAGGCGAGATGATCGGCTCAGGGAACGCCTGACGCACCTCACGCGGCGCCTCACGCTTGAATAGGCTCATGCGAGGCGCCATCCGATCAAGATCAGGCCGAAACCGGCCACGATCAGCCCGACAATGG